ATACGCTTTCGCCGCTATCCTACACTCTAAGGGACCCTTGTCCCCGATTTTGTGAGGGCGAACGACTTTGGAATTAGAAGTAATGGACTTCTCACCTTGGGTTACCGCAAGGGAGAAGCTAGATTTAGCGCAGACCAATCTCATCAACCAACCATGGCAGCAAGACATGATCACGACCAACGCGTTAACGCACCAACGCGCTTTGCGCGTTGCGTTCCATATGAACGCGGAACAGTGCAGTATTTTCGAGCGATGTTGCGGGAATCTCCCGTACACGTTCTCGGGAGCGATCACCGCGCACACGCATCCGGCGATTGCGAACATCAGCCGTTACACGCACGACACCGTCGCTAGGGCCGTTTCAGGAAAAATGGTTAAGGTAGCTGGCGAGAACAGAACGACAGCACTATTCGCGGTCTCAGAGAACCGACACGTTTGTTGCCCAGTCATGGAGGCTGATGCCAAGGATCTATCCAGAGAGGACCGTTTCCTGTCGCAGGAAGCATCATTGAAGAAAAGGATCAGCAGTTTCAACGACAGGAATGGTGAACAAGGACGCAGGAAAAGGATGAATGACTTCATCGAGGTGAGTAAATACAGGAGAATTAACCCAGCCGGAAACGCAGATATATGTTTCCGCCCTACGCAATGCTGCGATGTGGAGGCAGAAGTACTACACTTCCACCACAGCGCCTCGCAAATGAGCATGCACGAAGTCTGCGCCGCAATGGAATCATGCGGTCCGCGATTTGAGTATGCCGTCATCACATTCCACTACATACATGCTGCGCAATTGAACCCGGAGGGACGCTTAAAGAAACTCGGCGTCCGATGGCGTCGCGTGGACAACTCAATCTTCGTCAATTTCGGTGATGAGGCAGGTATCCAGTACAGCGACAATTATGAAACAACGCGCGTTCTTGGCACCCAATCCGCGTGGTTCGACAAAACGTACAGTGTCACAATAGAAGATTATACTGATACAGATCTCGTCGAGTACGGGACGTCGAAAACGGTTAAAGTGAGATTCGCACAGAAGCGGAGACCCGCTGTGGAACGCAGGTATCGGACCCACCTCGAAGACCAGGTGATGATGCCTTTCCCGGAGGAATTCCTCAATTCACTCACTAAAGCCACACAGTATTCCAGAGACCCTAGATCGCGCGTGCCTGGTATCCATCATAGACACGTTTTGAAGTACTTTCTCGTGGACCGGGATAAGTACGACAAATGTATTACGTACGCCTCGAACAAGCTCGCGAACGATGACAGAACTAACGCAAACGATGTCAAGGATGTTCTGGGTTGTATACGCGCCTTAGCGGTGCATGTATTCAAAAACGGCAAAGAGTACCAAGGACCATGGGGTCTTTCACACAGCGAATTGCTCGCGATGCTGTTTTGGATCATCACCGAGGTGCGCTTCGACAAAGCGATTATACATGCCTTGCTTGGCGATGCTATGCGTGAGGGAGCGACGGATCTCGCCTTCTTCAAAGGTGACAATTCCCTACGTGGTACCGGGTGGCTTGGTCGCCTACGCATGTGGTGGGAAAAAGTCGAATTCAACAACCTCAGGATGATCAAGGAATTCTTCGTTGGAGCGGAGAAGCAGAAATACCACCGAGGCGGTCTCCTCGATTTCAAGGTTGAGATCCAGGAATTCGAATATAGTATGAACGGCGTGTCGAGGATCCACAGATTTGGCGACGAGAACGAGGTTAGGATCCGCAGGAAGAGATTCATTGAGGGATCTCAGTTCGAGAAGAAAATCGCTGCGACCGTTGCGCCCGCGGTTGAAGCAGAAGAAATTGTGTGGAAGGAACCGTCAAAACCACTGGCAAACGCGGATCAAACGAGACTCAGGAATTCGATATATGCGACCATAGTTGAACTGGCTTACATGGACGGTGACACTGTTGAAGGCCTGCTCAAAGTGGTGGAACGGTTCCGCAAAGGTATGCAAAGCATTGGCGTCAAGTTCGAAGGTAACAAAGTGATCATGGATAATGAGATTTTGGACGCCATCATCGAGAATTTTTGCCGCACCGATATCCGTATCATGGACGGAGTCGCGGGTTGCGGAAAAACTACACGAACACTGAAAGAGTGGACAGCCAAAGGCAGAGTGATGTTGATCGCACCAACGAACGAGCAGAAGACCGACATGACGGGAAAAGCGACAGCATTCGGGGTGGACTATGACGCTGCAACGATACACGACGCATTTTCTAATCCCGCACCTCCCGGAACGTACGAAATCGTCATCGCGGACGAAGTATTCCAGATGCCCGTTGGCTATTATGCGCTCATTGCTATGAAATACACTGACATCGAAGGCAGATCTCTACCAATACACATGATGGGCAGTCGACACCAGTGCGGACACTACTGGAGAGGGCCGCGCGAACACAATCCATTCCAGGGAACAGCGGCACACCCTGCTCTCGCGTTCAGCATGCTCGAATTCAAGGATATGGTACCTCACTGCGATCTTTACATCAGCCACCGCTGTCCTAAGAAATTTGTGTACATGATGACTCAACTCATGGGTGATAGAAACATCGAGATGTACACAACCAGTAAAGAAATGGGGACGGTGGAATTTGTAAACGCCATCCCGGAAGGGGACACACCGATTTTGTGTATGGAACAAAATCGGAAGAAATTCCTCGCGAAGACGTATGGTACTAGAGTTAGCACGATCCACGAGTCACAAGGGAAAACACGCGAGGCCTACATCATCGCTCTGGACGCAGAGGAACAGCGCACATTGCCCGCACACAAAGAACACGTGCACACCTACTGGACACGAGTCGAAAAAGGCGTGATCATCGTGGGCCAGAAAACTGACAAAGCCGGAATCAAGGACTATTTTATTAACAACGGTGTCGACGGCTCAAAAATCGACGAAGTATATGACATGTACTTCCAGCACGTGATCCCTGACGGTCTGATCTCTGTCGAACCTCCAATGACGCTCCAAGAAGTGCATACTGACCAAGAACCTATGTGGATGGACAATGACAACGAGGAACTCGTGCTGGACATATTGCGCAGTGACGCAAGGTTGTATGGCGGTTGCCCGGTCTACGACTATGCCCTACGCGAGTCGACCGACGCCTGTTTAATGCAAGACGGGCAAACATTCCTATTGCGTGACACTTTCCCGGACCACATCGAGGTTACCAAGAGCACTAAGGGTTTCCACATGCAACAACCAGCGCTTGGGACAAATTATGGCATCGGCAATCTGGTGAACATGAAGGCGCTGCTTAGCCGTTACTCGACGGCGATAAAACATGCTAAAATGCCACGCGATGTCAAAGAGATGCTTGGACTCGAAATGGCAGAAAACTTTATAAAGAAATTCTGCAAACCCGCAGTGGAACAGCACGGCCTACCGCCGGAGGAATGGATTGCGTTCGTCCATGGTTTTCTGGAGGCCGCAACGAAGAAGAAATATGACATCCCAACAGAGTTGACTAAGGAGTATGTTGACCTCTTTGAAGTCGAGGTGAACCGTTTCATGCCAAAGCAACAGGATAAGACGAAAACGGGCAAAGAGAACCCTATTTTCTCCATTAAAGCAACGCAGGGAGTCTGCGCACCAGAAAAAATCAAACCAGCTCTGACGACGATCTTTACTCGTGGCATCGAGAAATTCCTGCACACTGGTCTCATCGAAGAGGGGATATACGGCGTGGGCCTCGACGATCGGGAAATCGGGTTGCTCATCAAAGATAAGAAGAAAGAAAAAGAGGTGTGCCTTCAACTAGACGCGCAACAGTACGACAGCAGACAAGATGGAGACCTGTGTGTGACATTTGAGAAAGCGGTAATGCGGTTCGCTATGAAGTTCCCGTCGTCTGAGAAAGGCGTTGTTCAGTTATTGTATTCACGTTTGTTGGAGCTAATGATGGACCTTTACTACGAATTGAATAGACAAGGGTCTATGTTCAGGGCCTGCTGTGCGAAGCTCACTAACGTTGACGGTGTACAAACGTCAGGCGCAGGAGCAACGCTCGCCGGGAACAGTCTCACGATCGCTGGTCTGGCAGCCATGCTCTTTAACTTCACCGAGTTGCATTGGTTTGCCAATAAGGGTGACGATTTCGGAGCGGGTGCAAAGCAGATCCTTAAGAACAAACGAGGTTTCGATCTCGTAGAAGCAGCAATTGGAATGAAGTTCGAAATCGAACTCTCAGATGTGACGGAATTTATCAAGATCATTATTGACAAGGAAGCGATGTGCATCAACCTCTTTGAGAAAGCAGCCAAAATATTTACACGATACTTTAAAGATGAAAAGGCCGTGGCAGAGTACCAAATCGCGATTCGCGATACACTAAAATTCTTCAAGACGCATGCGGAATTCGAGCGGAGTTGTGTGTTGCTGGGGTCATACTTCGGCGTCTCGACAGGCGCCGTGGAAACTATCGCGGGCTACCTACATTGGTGGAGCGAAGCACCGTTGAAAGAAGTGCTGCAAAAAATGGTGAACGACGAAGGTTTCTTTCTGCTAGTAGAACGCAATTGGACCCAAAAGGAGAAAGAATCAATCGATGACACGAAGAGAGTCGATAAAGCTATTGAAATGGAGTGGCCCAAGATGTTCAGACAACTGCGTGAAAAATATAGAACAGGAGACGCCAAAGCGTTCCAGTTGATGGAAGACATACCACCACCCCCAAGCAAGGGACTGCTGGAAAAATTTCGTGAGAAATATTATTCCGATTTCACGAGAGAACAAATTTCCCCTTTCCCCGGAAACACTTACTCTGCGAGGCGCAGCATAATCGATCGCGTTGAACACAAGAGAGACGAGATTAATACGCTGGGATGCTACGATGCGATACACTGCATGGAAGACGACATCCCAGACAGAGGGAGGATCAAAGCGATGGAATGTGCGCTACACCTTGGATACTCAGCGGAGAATTGCAAGTTTAAAAGGGCACTTGACGTCGGTGCGGCACCTGGCGCCTCCGCTGAATTTCACGATCAATTGTTTATGCAGTGCGAAGTGATCACTGGAAACACGTTACCCATGCAAAGAGCGGAACATCTCACCAAGCTCAGCGACACCATGAAGAACGCACTCGGGACGATTTATCAGACAAAATATGATTATCTGTACTCGGATGCTGCCGTCGCCTCGAGGCACAGAGGGAGTGAAACAGCAAAGAAGAATCTGAAATTGAATGAAGAATTACCTGCCACATTCGCGAAACTTTGTAGCAGGTTCTGCGCACGCGACGCGGATGCGGTGTTCAAACTGTTTTCTGACATCTGCGGTTCAAAGAAGTACTGCGAGGGGTTAATCGCCTTAATGAGCCGCTTTGAATATTGCGAAATCTTGAAGCCACGCGCAAGTCGCTACCTCAACAATGAGCTTTATTTGGTTCTGCACCGGTATAGTGGCGACCCTACTATCCAAGAGCGATTTCGTGGCCGAGCTTACCAAGACTTTAAGAACTCCATTCTCCCGATTCTGGTCGGCCATCAACATCTTCTCGCTTGGGAGCTCGAAGCTTGCCTCGCACACTTGCGCGACCAAGCAGGAATGGTCACTACTGCCTTTGGGCACTTCACCCCACGAGTGCACATTCCCGGACCCAGTGATGGCGGAAACAACGAGTTACCTGGCGCGCTTGTGCAAATCGAAAGAGATTGTGTTGTGCACGAAATGTTTACATCTGAGAGTGATGAAGATAGCAGAAGAGGGGACTTCGAATCCGACGCTCAGAGCAGCTCGCGAGATCGCCTCGTATTTGAAGAAATCGACTGGGCTGATACAGATCGTCTGCTCATGCAAGAAATGGGACATCACAGAGATGAACCTCCCAGCAGAAATAGTGGAGCAGTTGATCGCCCTCTCGGAGAAAAGATTGAAGAATACTTCGAGCGAAAAGCTATCGAACGAGCTACAACGGCGTCGCACGGAGCTGAGCAAGGAGTGGGCCGTCAGATTCTGGCTGAAGTGGTGGCCGAGCCGAGAGATCTTATTGAGCTCACTAGCGTACGATCTGGAATCACCGGGTCCCAGTCTGCTTACCACTCTGCACGCTCGGGGCCTGACTTGCGGTCCCCCGATCTCAAGAGAGCGTTTGTCGCATTTGGCAGAGCAGATGATGAAGACGTTCCACCTCAAAATCCTCTGCTTAGTGCTGAGCATGTTCTTCTTGACGGTGATCGCTCGCAATTTAATCACAGAGACCGTGCTGTCGGATGCGAAGATACGAACAGCACTCCTAGCGTGCGATCACGAGGAACCGGATCAGACGTGTCTAGCGATTTGGACGCTTCAGAGACTGTGAGAAGGGATGTATGTAAAGTGGGGATTCCAGAGGCTCGCG